AAGAAAGTTATCTTCTGACGAAGTTGAATTCAAAAGTGATAAATATGAAGACAAGATTGATATTAATAGTGTTAGAGTACAACATGATGGTTTGTTATTTGACTTTGATGGTTTAGATCAATTTTTAAAATTTTTTTTTCCTGAAGTTTTTGAAGACGGGTCTGATGGTGAGTGGGATGCTCGAAACTATGATCAAATGTATCATGGTTCTTATGATTGGGAATATGAATGTTCTGATAAATCTACTAATGATTGGAGTGAAGGTTATGTTTTAGGTTACTTTTGTAATCAAGCTAGTTTAAAACTAAAAGAGTTGTTAAAAATAATTGCACCTTCTTTGGCGGATAGTATTTCAGAAGACGGTAGAAGAATTGACGATGAATCAGAAATAACAGATGTTTTAGATAAATTTTTTAGTAGTCTTGGTGATGAAGCTAATGATATAATATGTTCAGCAAAAGCAAATGCAACTGAAGAAGGTGCTAAACAAGCAATCTTAACTGCCTACTGTGAAACACTTTCTGAATTTGGTATTGAGAAGTGGGGTAAATGGTGTTTTGGTTTGTATTTTATAAGTTGGGGAAATTTGGTCCAACTTTATGTTGAAAATGGTGAATTTGACAAAAGGGCTATTGATGTGATACTTGAAAGTATAGATAAGAAATTTAGACACACTCTTCCAGATCCTTACGAGATGGAAGGTTATTTTATGGATAATGATATTTTTAACTCTGAATCTTGTCAAAAATTAGAAGATCTAATTGATGTGTATATAGAAAAAGCTGAAGAAGACTTTAATCCTGACTATATAGTAGTAATGGAAAAACTTACTAAGTTAGGTCTTTTTTCTAATCGTGGTGTAGAAATACCAGGACAAAAAGGATTAAGAATTAAAGTTGAGAAAGTTGACACCAAAACTTTGGAAGTAAAATATATTGTCGGGTCAAATAGTTATTTTGGAGATAGACAATACGGGTTATCTACTGTTGATTCAGTAATTGCAATGGCAACCCAACCAAGTTTATTCAACCCAGCTGACTTTAGAATACAACCTGGTCAATTAAGACGATAACGATCTTTTAATATCTCATATAGTCTATAGCCATCCTCATCATCGATGTAAAATTGATTTTCATCGTAAATATCTGTAATTATAAACCCATTCTTTTCTTCAATAACATCAATAGATGATAATTGGTGTACATCATCATAAAATGGGCTTTCATCATCAAACAAAGTCGTTGTGGTAGTTATTGTTTCTGGTTCTGTTTTGAACTCATACTTTTTTAATCCCAAACTATCAACCATGTTTTTTCCTGCAACAATTGCTCTTTCAACATCATCAATACAAACAAACTCATTTGCTGTGTGCATATTATAATAACCACAAGACATGTTTATACAGGATAAATCTGATTTTTGTTTCATAATCATAATATCTGTGTATGGATGACTCTGAACCATCATTTCATTTTTAAACCCTTTGGTAATTGATCTTAATGAAATATTAAAGAATTCACCATCTTTATCAAACAATACTGTTCCCATACAACTATATGAAATTAAGTGGTCTCCTGGTGCATCGTATTGGGTACAATAACCAACATCGTTTAAAAACTCTGTATTAACCATTTTTGACCCATTACAACCTGTTTCTTCTGACACAAAAAATGCAACCTTAACTTTATCTAATTGACGAAGTAATTCTAAACAAATATAAATACCGCATTTATCATCACCACCAATACCAGTTGGGTTTTTGTCTTTGTCGTACGCCTTTAAACATAATACTTGTTTATCACCAAATTCTTTTCCGAATGTGTAAGGACGAAGAAGATATTCTTCTTTAACTATGATTTCATCAACAAGGTTATGAACCGTGTCGGTGTGTGATATAAACATTGGGTAATACTCACCCTCATCTAATGTTCCTTTTGTAACATAGATATTTTTATGGTCATCACACACCACTTCAATTCCCTCCATTTGTGATAATTCGTCCATTAGGTATTTCACCATCTTATCTTCTTGATAAGTTTTGGATGGGACAGAAAGAAGTTCCTTAAATTTATTTAGATTCATTTCAAATTGTTTCCACAAAGATAGTTGAATAAATGTTAATAAAAAATTATTCTTTCTTTTTTCTTGTTTTTTTGGCCTTTTCTTCTTTATTAGAAACTAAAACCTCATCATTTTCCACTTTTAAAACATAATCCTTATTCTCTTCAATCTCCATCATTAAAATCTTTTCAGAAATTAAATCCTCAATTTTATCTTGAATAGCTCTTTTGATTGGACGAGCTCCAAATGTTTCATCAAACCCTACTTTAGATATATAATCCACAAGATCTTGTTCGTATGTAAAATTATATTTTTTCTCACTAACTCTTTTTAATAATTTGTCAATTTCAAGTTTTGTAATTTTGTCAATATGTATTTTTTCTAATGAGTTAAAAATAATAACATCATCAATACGATTTAAAAATTCAGGAGCAAAAAACTTCTTTAATTCTTTTTTCAAAACCTCTTGTTTTTCTTCTTCCATAACAATCTCACTTTTGTTTGTTTTAAACCCAACTCCAGTTCCAAAATCTTGTAATCTTCTAACGCCAATATTAGAAGTCATAATGATTAAACAATTTTTAAAGTTGATTTTACGACCCAATGAATCTGTGATATGACCATCATCTAACAACTGAAGAAGTGTTGAAAAAATATCTTTGTGTGCTTTCTCAATCTCATCAAACAATACAACAGAGTAAGGTTTGTTTTTAACCTGTTCTGTTAGTTGTCCACCTTCATCGTGACCAACATATCCTGGAGGTGAACCAATCAAACGAGAAATAGTGTGTTTCTCTTGGTATTCACTCATATCCACACGGATCATATTATCTTCACTACCAAATATCTCTTTTGCCAATTGTTTTGCCAAATATGTTTTACCAACACCAGTTGATCCCAAGAAAATAAATGAACCAATTGGTTTGTTTGGGTCTTTAATTCCCATTCTATTTCTGCGAATAGCCTTTGTGATTTTCAATACCGCTTCTTCTTGACCAATAACTTTTGAACTTAAATTATTTGTAAGATTTATTAAACTATTTCTTTCATCAACATTAATGTTTGAAATTGGAATTTTAGTCATATTTGAAACCACTTCATATATTAATTCTTCTGGAATGGTTCGTTTACTACTCCTTAAATGTTCCTCAAACTTTTTCTTTTCATCATCAAGTTTAACCAAAATGTTTCTTTCGCGATCACGAAGTTCCGCGGCTTGTTCGTAGTCTTGTCTTTTAATTACATCAAGTTTTTCTTGTTTAATTTTATTTGCCTCTTCTTTAAGATTCTCAATTTCTTGTGGTAGTTTTATGTCAATTTGCATTCTTGCCCCAACCTCATCTAAAATATCAAATGCTTTATCTGGAAATTCACGATCTGTAATATAACGATCCGCCAACTCAACAAATATCAATAATGTTTCATCGTCATAACTTACTTTATGGTGATCTTCATATTTTTCCTTACTTAATTTAAGAATTTCTAAAGTTTCCTCTTTTGTAGATGGGTCTACAATTACTTTTTGAAATCTTCTTTCTAATGCTCCGTCCTTCTCAAAGTTTGTCCTATATTCATCAAGAGTAGTCGCACCAATACATTGTATCTCACCACGAGAAAGTGCCGGTTTAAATATATTTGAGGCATCTAATGAACCTGAACTATTACCGGCCCCAACTATTGTATGAATCTCATCAATAAATAAAATGATGTTGGGGGCATCCTGAAGTTCTTCAATAATTACTTTCATTCTTTCCTCAAACTGACCTCTGTATTTAGTTCCAGCAACTAACGAATTCATATCTAACGATACAATTCTCTTGTCCATTAAAGTTTTAGGACACTCACCGTTATGAATCATCATTGCAAGACCCTCAACGATTGCAGTCTTACCCGCGCCAGGTTCACCAATAATAATTGGGTTATTTTTCTTTCTTCTAGATAGAATTTGAGCAATTCTCAATATTTCTTTTTTTCTACCAATTACAGGGTCTAACTTACCCTCTTGAGCTAATTTGTTTAAATCCTTACTAAAATTATCTAACACAGGTGTACCTGTATCAGACTTTTTTTTTGATTTATCATTTCCTTCATCCATAAATTCTAACATACTTATATTGTTTTACATTCAAAAACTAATAAATAAATTTACAAAAGTCCAATATTGTTATTTTGTCAGTATAAAAAAAAATATACTGACATATTGACATGTTTTTTGAAATGGCATATATTTGGTATAAATGTGAAAAAAAATAAACATAAAAAATAAAATAATAAAAAAATGGGAAAAATAATTGGAATTGACTTGGGGACAACTAATTCGTGTGTTGCGGTAATGGAAGGAAAGGATCCTGTGGTTATTGCTAACAGTGAAGGAAAAAGAACCACGCCATCTATTGTAGGATTTGTAAAAGACGGTGAAAGAAAAATTGGAGATCCGGCTAAAAGACAGGCAGTAACAAATCCTGATAAAACAATTTACTCAATTAAAAGATTTATGGGAAGTTCTTTTGATGATATTAAAAACGAAATCAGAAAAGTCCCTTATAAATTGGTTAAAGAAAATAACTCACCAAAAGTTCAAATTAATGATAGAACTTATTCGCCACAAGAAATCTCAGCTGCGATACTTCAAAAAATGAAACAGACTGCTGAAGATTATTTAGGGCAATCTGTAACTGAAGCTGTTATTACGGTTCCTGCTTATTTTAATGATGCCCAAAGACAGGCAACAAAAGAAGCTGGTGAAATCGCAGGTCTTACAGTAAAAAGAATTATAAACGAACCAACCGCAGCCGCTTTAGCGTACGGATTTGATAAAATGTCTAAAGATATGAAAATTGTGGTGTTTGACTGTGGTGGTGGAACTCATGATGTATCTGTATTGGAACTCGGCGATGGAGTATTTGAAGTATTGTCAACTGACGGGGACACTCACTTAGGTGGGGACGACTTTGACCAAGTACTTATTGACTTTTTAGTTTCTGAATTTAAAAAAGAAAATGGAATGGACATTTCAAAAGACCCAATGGCACTTCAAAGACTTCGTGAGTCCGCCGAAAAAGCAAAAATCGAATTATCTTCTTCACCACAAACTGAAATTAATCTTCCTTATGTAACGGCAGATTCCACAGGTCCTAAACACTTGGTAATGACTATTACAAAATCTAAGTTTGATCAATTAACACAATCTTTAGTTAATAGAACAATCAAACCTTGTAAATCGGCTTTGGAGAATGCTAAGTTATCCCCATCTGATATTGATGAAATCATTTTGGTTGGTGGGTCTACTCGTATTCCTGCGATTCAAGAAGCGGTTAAAAAGTTTTTTGGAAAAGAACCTTCAAAAGGAGTAAATCCTGATGAGGTAGTTGCTTTAGGGGCCGCAATTCAAGGTGGTGTATTAGCGGGTGATGTTACAGATGTATTATTACTTGATGTGACTCCACTTTCGTTAGGTATTGAAACTATGGGGGGTGTGTTTACAAAATTAATTAATTCTAACACAACGATACCAACTAAAAAATCTGAAATATTTTCTACGGCAGTAGATAATCAACCTATAGTTGAGATTCATGTCTTACAAGGAGAAAGAACAATGTCAAAAGATAATAGATCTATCGGCAGATTTAATTTAGATGGGATTCCACCGGCAAGACGAGGAACTCCACAAATTGAGGTAACTTTTGATATTGACGCGAATGGTATTATTAATGTTTCTGCGGTGGACAACGCAACAAATAAAGTACAATCTATTATAATTGAATCATCTTCAGGTTTATCTAAAGAAGAAGTTGAAAGAATGAAACAAGAAGCGGAAATAAATGCCGATTCAGATAAAAAATTAAAAGAGGATATCGATACATTAAATTCAGCAGATTCTTTGATTTTCCAAGTTGGTAAATCATTAGAGGATCTTGGGGATAAAATTAGTGAAGAAGAAAAATCTGAAATTAACTTAAAAGTTGATAAGTTAAGAGAAGCACATACTAAAAAAGAAATTTCTGAGGTTAAAACTTTGATGGAAGAAGTTAATAAAACATTCCAAGAAGTAAGTCAAAAGTTGTATGAACAAACAACACCAAACGACGAAATAACTGAAGAAGACTTCCAAAATGTTGAATTTGAGGAAGTAAAATAATCTCTTAATATTAAAATAAATTAAATCCACCTTAGTGTGGATTTTTTTTTCATATATTTATAGCCATGGAAGGATGGAAAAAATTTGCAGAGTCTTTAGATTTAACAAAAGAGTTAGAAAAAACTTATTTTAAAATTAGAGAAGTATTCCAAAGAGAAGGGTGGTCACAAAAGGATATTGAAAAACCACCGTATTACCCAGATGATTTAATGTTATTACACAGAAGAATTAAACCATTGATTCAAGAAATAGACCAAACAATCAGTGATTATGGTTTTAATGTTGACGGAACCGAAGTTCAGTATTATATTATGGATAAACTTCGTCATATAGATGACATAACCCCATTATAAAAACCAAATGGCAATAACAAGCGAAATAATTAACGGAACTACAATTTTAAATGAAGTAGAATCCTCAAATATTGTTAGAACACAATATGATACATTAACAAAAAAAATGATTGCAGAGTTTAAAAACGGAGTGAGATATGAGTATAGTGATGTTCCACATCAAACCTACACTCAATTTAGAATGTCAGAATCTCAAGGAAACTTCTTTAATAAAAGTATTTCTAAAACACACACATACAAGAAACTATAATCATAAAGTATTTATCATTATGAATACTTCAGAAATTATAAAAAGTTTTGAATCAAAAGACGAACTAAACCCAAAAATTTGGGAAAAGGAAGGTAAATCGTATATGATGAAACCTGAAGTAAGAGAGAAACTTTTAGAAACCACAAATATTTTTATAGATTTTTTAGGGGTTGATGTAATTGTAACGGATATAGTTATGATCGGTTCATTAGTCAATTACAACTGGTCAAAATTTTCAGACATAGATTTACATATAGTTGTAAATTACAACCAATTTCCAAACAACTCGCAAGAATTATATATTGAATTTTTTGATTTAAAAAAAATAATATTTAACGACAAACACGACATAAAACTATTTGGATACGATGTTGAATGTTTTGTTCAAAATGAGGCTGAAACACCATTTAGTAGTGGTGTGTATTCTGTTTTGTACGATATGTGGGTAAACGAACCAAAAAAACTTGATAAAAAAAATATTGATATAGAACTTCTCAAGGAAAAGGCAAATCAATGGATGAGAATTATTGATGGTGTTTTTGATAATATTGAAGATGAGGATCCTGATGAAATTAAAAGTTTGGTTAAAAAATATAAGGAAAAACTTAAAAAATTTAGAAATTGTGGTCTTGAAAAGGGCGGTGAAATGTCTTTAGAAAATTTAGTATTTAAACTTTTGAGAAGAAACGGATATGTTGAGAAATTATACGAGTTACCTACAGAAATTATTGATAAAAAATTATCAATGAACCAATAAATAACCACGATTTAGAATAATTATATTTATCTGTATATTTATTAAGAAAAAAATAATTCACATTAAATAAAAAAAAGACATGGCAGGATTAACACCTATCGGAAGTGAAAAACTTGAGGGAATGGATAAAATTAAACGAATAATGGAAATTGCTCGTTATAATGAAAATATTCCACAAACGGTAAACGAAACAAAATCTACAGAATATAGTATAGAATTTGCAGACGGTAATACATACAGTATTGAAAAGGAAAGGCAAGGTTATATAATTAAAGTTGCAATCAATGAGTCAGACTCTGACTATATTAACCAAATGAAGTCAAGAAAATACTATTCTTCGTATTCACAAGCCTTAAGACGACTAAATTTAATGGCTAAAGAAATTAATGTACTTCATGAAAACGAAGAAGGTATCTCACTAATAGGTGAGCAAAAAAAAAAGTTCATACTAAAGACTAAGAAAAATAATGTTGCAGAACCTGCAACAGAAACTCTACCTCCAGCGCCTGATCCAATACCGGCTCCTGCGCCTGATCCAATACCGGCTCCATCGACTGATCCAATACCGGCTCCCGCACCTAATATGTTATCCCCTGAAGGAGGTACTGAACCATCTGCAGATGATATGGGTACTGAACCACCTGTAGATGATATGGGTACTGAACCACCTGCAGATGATATGGGTATGCCAGAAGATGAGGTTGAAGACGAAACTGAGGTTGAAATTGAAAAAAAACCAAGAGAGAAAAAAGTATCGGATCTTAAAAGAATTCAAATTCTTGTTGGAAAATTAGCTCAAAAAATTAGATCCTACGAAGAAGAAAAAGAATTAAGTGCTAAAGAAATAAAATATATTATTAATTCTATTTTATCTGCAATTGATGTTGAAGTTTTAGATGAAGAAGATATTGAACAAATTATTGATAAATTAGAAGGAACCGAAGATGATGAAGATGGGGAAGACGAGGAAGAAGATGTGACATTTGACGAAACGGAAGATGAACAAGAAGTGTCTCCTGAACCACCTATTGAACCTGAAATGGCTGAAGGTTATGATAGTTTAAATGATGCTTTTGATGATTATTTTGGGGGGTCATTTGCCGCTCAAAGTTCTAAAGGATTAAGAAGTGAGATGGGTGAAGAGGAAGAATATTATAAAGAAAGAAGAAATAGACATTTTTATCCTGAAGTAGATAGTTTTGAACATGGAACATTTTCAGAATCAAGCGTTGATAAAGTCCTTTCCAAATACTTTATTTTAAATGAAAACGAACAAAAAAACTATCAAGAAGAAAAAAATAAAAAAACAAATATTACACACAAAAATAGTAAACAAAATATAGTTAAACTTGCAGAATCTAAAGAACAATTAGAAACCGCACTTAACTATATTGATAAAAACCCAAGAGTAAGAATGGTAGGAATATCAAATAAGGGGAATTTAATTTTTAAAGAAGGTATTAATCAAGTTTCTATTACTAAATTAGGTAGAATTATATGAATCATTTAATTTACATAAATGGTTTGGGCCCTAATTACAAAGGGGATAACATTTATGAATTTATTTTTTCTAACACTTTAGAGGTTTTTGGTGAAAATTGGGAATCTAAACCAGCAAATGGTTACCCTTCTCCTCCTGACATAGAATACATTAAAAAAGTGGGAACATTGATTAATGAAAATATACAATTTGATTTGGTTCAAGAATCAGATGTTTTTTCAATTATAGACTCAATGGACACAGTAATTGCGTTAGGGTGGGAAAAAGAAAATGATGAAAAAGATTTTTCTTTAATTAAAAGATTAGTTTTTAATTTTGGAGAATCCGAAGAAAGTGTTAAAAACAAACTATATGAAAGAGATATAGTATTAGAATTTGAAAAGGATGTTGTTTATGAAAAATAAAAAAAATATTTTGTTTTTGGTTGAAAATGGTTTATCATCAAAAGTTATTGGTAAAATGACTGATAATCAAGTTAAAGTTTTGGTTGAGAAATTCAAAAAATCTGAAGAAAAGGAAGCGTTCGAAAAAGTTACAATTCCATCGCAAACACAATTAAAAGGTAGTTTAGCTGATTTGGCACAAACAGGTGTTGATGTAAAAGATGGTAATGTAAAATATGATCAGGCAAGTGGAATGGTAACTGTAGTAACAAAAGAAGGTGAAGTTACTGAAGATGTTACTGTTGATAAAAATAATGCAACTGCCGGTGAAATATCACAAGATCCACATCAAGTGCAAGCACCTGACGGAATGGATGATTTAGGTGATGCAACAATAGATAAAGAAGAAGATCTTGCAACCGAAGGTGAGATAAATGAAAAATTTGATTCAAAAGCACAACAAGGTTTATTTTGGGCTCGTTGTAATAAATGTTCAGACAAAAAATGTAAATGGTGTAAAATGGCTAAAGAATTCTCAGATTCAACATCTAAGAAAGATTACAAAAAAATGCCTGAAAAAATTCACCCTGAAAAAACCGTTAAGGACAAAAAAAAGAAAACAAATGAAAATTTAGAAAAATTTTTAGAAAAAAAAATCTCAGAAATGGTAGACAATAATATTGACGCAAAAATGTCAAAAAAGGATCTAATTGGGGCAGTAAAAAAAAAGTCTAAATCTATGATTATTCGTAGACCAAAAAAAATGACAATGTTTTCAAAGGAAGCTCCTATGGAATTACCAATAGCAAAAATGTTTTCGATAGGAAAAAAGTAGTCTTTACAAGAAAAAACTTGAATTGATATTTATATCATATGGGACTAACTAAAGAACAGGTAATGATTGAATATGTGAGATGTATGCAGGACACCCCATACGCACTTCGTACATATCTACAAACTTACGACAATACAGTATCACAATATGTTCCATTGGAATTATTCCCGGATCAGGTTTCTTTATTAAAAGACTATGAGGAATTTGAAGAGAACATTGCATTAAAATATCGTCAAGCGGGGGTATCAACAGTAACCGCGGCTTGGGTATCAAAAAGATTGGTATTTGCCAAAAAAACACAACCTGAAAAAATTCTTATTATTGCAAACAAATTAGACACATCTATGGAGATGGCTAATAAGATTCGCGCGTTTGTTAGTCAATGGCCAACTTGGCTTGGTGTTGGATTTTCGGTGGATAAAAATTCACAAAGACACTACAAATTAACTAATGGGTCCGAAGTAAAGGCGGTTGCAACCTCAAAAGATGCACTTCGTGGATTTACACCAACTATTCTTGTTTTTGATGAGGCCGCGTTTATTGAGGCCGATAGTGACTTTTGGCCTGCTTGTATGGCATCCTTATCCACAGGTGGTAAGGTAATTGTTGTTTCTACACCAAACGGATATGATCAAATTTATTATGAAATATATGATCAAGCATTAAAAGGGATGAATCAATTTAAAATTTCTGAGATGTATTGGTATAGAGATCCAAGATATTCAAAAGACCTTTATTTAGTCCCATCGGACGATATTGTTCATTATCTATTAAATAAAGATAATTTTGACGAATCAAAAAATATTTCATTAGCACATACCGATCCTTACAAACGAGACTATGATGAAATGTCCCACTTTTTCAAACAAGGGTACAAACCATGTTCAAGTTGGTACGAAAAAATGGTTAAAAAACTCAAGTACGATAAAAGAAAAATTAACCAAGAGTTAAATTGTGAGTTTTTAGGGTCTGGAGATAATGTGTTTGATAATAAACAATTAGAAGAAATAAAAAATAATTCTTTACTTGATGCAACCACCAAACTTATGGGTAATTCCATTTGGCTTTGGAAAGAGCCTGTTGAAGGTCATAAATATATTATGGGTGTCGATGTGTCTAGAGGGGATAGTGAAGATTTTTCATCAATTCAGATTATTGATTTTGATGAAAGAGAACAAGTATTTGAATATGTTGGTAAGATTCCTCCCGATACTTTAGCTGAAGTTGCATATAAGTGGGGAATGATGTATAATGCGTTTGTTGTGGTCGATATCACAGGTGGTATGGGAATTACAACTGTTAGGAAAATGCAAGAACTTGGTTATAAAAATCTTTATGTTGAAGGAATTGATCCGTTTAACATTTGGGCTAACAATAAAACATCAGTAGAAAAAATACCGGGGATTAACTTTAATAACAAAAGAGTTCAAATTATTGCGGCGTTTGAGGAATGGATTAGACATAAATTTAAAGTAAGAAGTGTTAGACTATATAACGAAATGAGTACATTCATTTACATGAATGGTAGGCCTGACCACCAAAAAGGGCACCATGATGACCTTATCATGGGCATATCCATGGCAATTTATATTGCAGAATCATCATTCTCAAAGTTAGAAAAGGCAACAGAACAAGCAAAATCATTAATTAACTCTTGGGCGGTTGTGAATAATGAAGCTGTCGGCAGAGAAACTCATTTTGACCCAGTAATCCCAAATCAAAATGTTATGAATGAAAGATATGGATTAAATAATAATGGCGCATCAAAAGAAGACTATCAAAAATATGGTTGGTTATTTGGTGGTTTAATGAAATAATAAAATGGGACTTAATATTAGACCGGTATCTGCTAGAATATCAAATGGATCAAGGATGATTGTAAATGGTCAACCAACAACAGGCGTAAAAGTTTTTCCTGTGACCTTTTTAAAAAAAACCAATCCATATCAATTTAAATCTTCTGATTTTATAAATAAACCTGTAAGTGGTTCTACTGGGAACTAACTATTGAAATATTTATATCTATAGTTAAATTTTTAATATGGAAAATAATAATCAAAATCTAACGGTTTGGCAAAGGTTGGCAACAACTTTCGGTCCTAATTCTACATTAGGTCAAGGTCAACCTGATTATAAGTTAGATAAAAAAGAAATTTTAAAGACTCAAGATAAAGCTGAATATGAGAAAGCTAAATTGCAAAATCAGCAATCTCTCTATTTGAGCACTAATTGGGCAAAGGTTGAAAATAATTTATACACTCAGGCAATATATTACGAACCAACAAGATTGGCGGCATTTTATGACTATGAGTCTATGGAATACACACCCGAAATATCAACCGCTCTTGATATATATTCAGAAGAGTCAACAACGCCCGATCAAAACGGTTATGTTCTCCAAGTTTATTCAGAATCTAAAAGAATTAAAAGTATTTTAGTTGACTTATTTGTCAATACATTAGATATTAATACCAATTTACCAATGTGGATAAGAAACATGTGTAAGTATGGTGATAACTTTGTGTATTTAAAATTAGACCCAACAAAAGGAGTAACTGGTTGTTTACAGTTACCTAATATTGAGATTGAAAGATTAGAAAGGGGTATAGACGCTAGAACTTACAGTGCAACAATAAATGTTAATAGAACAGCACTAAAATTTGCGTGGAAAACAAGAGACGCGGAATTTAATACTTGGGAGGTCGCTCACTTTAGATTATTAGGTGATGATAGAAAACTTCCTTATGGAACATCGATGTTAGAAAAAGCTCGTCGTATTTGGAAACAATTAGTTTTATCTGAAGATGCAATGTTGATCTATCGTACATCAAGAGCCCCTGAAAGAAGAGTATTTAAAGTTTTTGTTGGTAACATGGATGACAAAGATGTAGAAGCATATGTACAAAGAGTTGCAAACAAATTTAAAAGAGATCAAGTTGTTGATAAAAAAACAGGAAATGTTGATTTAAGATTTAACCAAATGGCGGTAGATCAAGATTACTTTATTCCTGTTAGGGATGCTACTGCAACTAACCCAATTGATACATTACCTGGTGGAACCAATTTGTCTGAAATTGCAGATATTGAATACATCCAAAAGAAATTAGTTACGGCACTTCGTGTTCCTAAAGCATATTTAGGTTTTGAAGAAGTTGTTGGTGATGGTAAAAACTTATCATTACTTGATATTCGTTTTGCAAGAACAATTAATAGAATTCAAAAATCTGCAATTGCGGAAATGAATAAAATAGCAATCATTCATTTATTCCTTATGGGGTTTGAGGATGAATTATCAAATTTTACATTACAACTTACAAATCCGTCAAAACAAGCGGATTTATTAATGATTGATGTTTGGAAAGAAAAAGTTTTATTGTATAAAGATATGGTTGCGGAAGTAGCAAAATCAATACAACCTACATCAGCAACTTGGGCCAAAAAACATATTTTTGGTTTCTCAGATGATGAAATTAAAAATGAATTATTACAAATAAGAATGGAAAGAGCGGTTTCAGCAGAACTTGATAATACCGCAACAATCATCACTAAAACTGGTATATTTGACACTGTGGATAAGTTATATAAAACAGTTACAGGAGGAACCGCACCTGCAGGAGCAATAGGCGGAGAAGGAGGGGCACCGCCACCACCAGAAGGAGGAGATTTTGGAGGAGCGCCACCACCGGGACCTGAAGCGGGAGCACCACCACCAATTCCTGAATCAGTAAGAAGAGAAAAAAATAAATTAATATTAGAGACCACAGGAGACGATTTTGATGAAGATGATTTTTTAGATTTTCAAAAAATGAATGGTTCTTTAGGTTTAATTGAAAATGAACTTTCTAAACTTTTAAGTGACTAGTATTTATTGTCATGAGTAAATTCAAAAATCTTACTGAAAAAAACATGAGGTTCCTTTTAAAAAGGATGAATAATAATATTGGAGATTATGGTCGACCAAGAGAATTAGTTTCGGGGGCTAATCAAAAAATAGTTAAAGACATTTTAGATGATATTGGAATGGTGGCCGAAACCAAAGATTTACAATTTATTTTTTCGTTATACCGAATGAATCCTAATTATGAAATTGAACCAATTAAAATTCCTGAATTACACACTTACGAAATTATTACAAAAAGATATGCAACAATTAGTATTAAAGAATTATGGAAAACAACGGTTGAGAATTACTTAGAAGATGAGAACGATGTTCAAGAGTTTATGGATTGGTTTGATAATCCAGATTGGTGGGAGGGTGAAATAATTGACAGAGATGAATATGATGAAGAAACAACTGACACCGATATTGATGAAATAAACAAAATAAGTTGATATTTATAAGAAAATTAGAAAAATGAAATTTGGAGAGTTAAAGTCAAAAATTGATACTTATTTAGTTGAGTCATATAAGAAAAATAAACTTAAGGATAGTTTATTTGTTTTTGAGCAGTTGGTATTAAAAAATAAAAACATCTCAAAAATATTTTTTCTTTATGACGAGTTATCAGAAAACAAAGGATTAAACGAATCTGTTGCTAACGAGTTTATTTACGAATCTATAATTGCATATGAAAACCTTTATAACAAAGTACAACCATCAAGTTTAAAAGAATTAAAATCTTGGATTGGTCATGTACAATGTAAAAACAAATATCAAGAAATAGACAATCTTTTTTCATCAAATATTTTGACTTTAGAAAGTAAAATTAAAAGTAAAAAAGTTTTAATTGAAGGTTTGAAAAAACAAAAATTAGTTAAAAAAGAAACATTTAAAGTTCCTTTAAATACTATGGTTAAAATTGCAAACAGAACTGTTGAAAATTTTATTGAGTCATTAACTGAAAGTGAAAAAAAGGAATTGAATTCCGTTTTAAACTCACCAAAAGAAAAAATCCAAGAAAATTACAATAAAGAAAAAGAGTTGGTGTTAGAAACACTTTCAGGAAAAAAAGAAAATGAGAATGACGGTGAAACAATCAAAACGATTGATCAAGTTATTGAAAAAATACAAACAGAGTCTTTTTCAGAAATTAATTACCTCAAGTTAAAAAACTTGAGAAAGGGACTCTAATCCTTTTGAGATTTAATTCTCTGAATATAAACGGCCTTTTTATTTTCTTCTCTTTTAATTACAGATTTTTTTGTGAACTCTTTTCGATTAAAAAGAATTGCATTTTGTTTTGTTCTAATAAGTTTCCCTTTTAGCTCCTTGATGGCCTTTTCTATATTACCTTTTTTTACTTCTACTAATAGCATTATTTTTTGGGTTGTTGATATAAATATAATAATTCGTTACAATTATATAAAAATAAACAGTTCAGAGATGAAAAATTTTTATGAAAAAAGGAAAAACGGTAAAATTGAACGGGTACAGATCGTTCAAATCCCAATTTGGTACAATTGATGCCACAAATTTAAAATCAATATTTTTAAATATTCAAACTTGGGTAGAACCAAAAGAAGAGGTTGAAAATTGGAATAGAGTCATATTGAATATGACAAGAAATGTAAAACACTCAGTCTTAGAAAATATAAACAAACAAACTTTTGATACAAAGTTTATTGTTGACTTAGACTTAAGAACAAGTGGCATACAATTAAAAAAGAAATCTTTTATGAATTTAGAAATAAATTTATTTTTAATAGAACCATTAGATTTCAAATCCCCAAAATTAAAAAAACAAGTTAAGAATCTTATTAAGTCTGTGTATGGAGATGTTTTAAGTAAAAACAAATATTTTAAGTTTTACTTGACAAAAATTGGAAATCAAAAGCCTGTTAAAAAAGAAACGGAAACTATTTAGTATTTATATATAAAAATATTAGATGGACGAACTAAAAATATTAGGACCAAGAGATTCTGGCCGTGGAATTCTTGTTGAGTACGATGCAGGGTATATAGACCCAAATGAAAGAAGAAATTTATCTATGATTAGAGAAAATCGAGATATGTTGGACCATTCAAAACCATTTGAATTTTATGCTGTATTACAGAAATATAACACCCCTAACAGAAACGGAAGAATTTATCCTGAAAAGATTCTTAAAAGAGAATCCGAGAACTATAAAAAACTAATACAAAAAGGAACCGCCCTTTCTGAGTTAAACCACCCTGAATCATCTCTAATAGATTTAGATAGAGTATCTCACGCTATCACCGATATATGGTGGGAAGGTCCTGTATTGTTAGGTAAATTAAAATTACTTACAAGTCCTGGTTTTCACGAAAGAGGTATTGTATCAACAAAAGGAGATTTGGCAGCAAACTATTTAAGACAAGGTGTGACATTGGGTATATCTTCTCGTGGTGTTGGATCACTTAAAAAAGTTGGGGAACAAAACGAAGTACAAGATGATTTTGAATTAATTTGTTTTGACTTAGTATCATCTCCGTCAACGCCAGGGGCTTATCTTTTTAAAGAACCAAACGAAAGATTGGGTTTTGAGGATAATCTTGATGAGGAGAAAAAAATGAATGCTGATAGACATATTGGAGCAACTGGATCAAAATCGCTTGACTTAATGAATAGATTATCCGATTATTTAGATAAATAAAAAAATTATGGAAGAAAAGTATTTTATCGCAAAAATCACAACTGACATGCCTGATGAGAATACAGGTAAAGTTAAAAAAATTAGAGAAGAAAAACTTGTAAAAGGTTATTCACCGACTGATGTAGAGGCAAAAGTCACAAAAGTTTATGAAAATTATTCTATGGATTGGAGGATCACTTCAATCGTCGAATCAAAAATTGATGAGGTTATAGAAAATTAAAACTGAAAAAATTAAATAGAAAGGGAAGGGAACAAAAGTTCTTTTCCCTTTTTTTTTGTTTAAAAATGTCGCAATACGAATTTTTTTTAAAAAAGTGAATATTTATTAGAAAACTAATTAAAAAAATGAGTTATAACAAAAATGTAGTGGAAGACGCTCTTTTCCAAATCAAGAATTTGGAGGAGACACTTCAAGAGAACGCAAAAGGAATACTTCAGTCAACGATGAGTGAAGAAATCAAACAATTGGTAAAAGAATCTCTTAGAGAACAAGATGAAGATGAGATTGAACCCTTAACACCAGACGCTGAAGAAACAGATATGGAAGACGACGAAATGGCAATGGACGACGACGATGAAATGGAAGATGATGAATTTGACATGGAAGACGACGAAATGGCTATGGATGACGATGAAATGGATGACGAGGAAGATGAAATGGATGATGAAACCATTGACATGACAGACGCATCTGATTCTGAAGTTCTTAGAGTTTTTAAAGCGATGGGAGATGAAGATGGAATTATCGTAAAAAAAGAAGGTGGAAACATTCACCTTAAAGATGGCGAAGACGAGTACATGATACATTTAGGTGAATCTGAACTTGGTATGGAAACAAATGACTCATCCTATGATGGATTATCGGAATATGATGAATTGTATACTGGTCCATATGCCGATGAGACCATGGAAGGTGCTATCTATGAAATTGAAATGGATGATGAGGACGATGATGATTTCTCATTAGAAGACGATGATGATGATGATTTTTCAATAGAAGACGAAGATGAAATGGGATTTGAAACTCCTGTGAGAGATGCAATCAGATCTCATAAAGGTAGATTTGAAACACCTATGAGAGATAGACTAAGATCTCGTATGGAAGATAACATGGGAGATGACATGGAAGATATATTCAGATCTCGTAGACAAAGAGACTATGAA